CTTCAGGAAAAACAGCTGTAGGTTGGTTACTTAATGTTGGATTAAAAGGTCTATCAGTTTTCATAGGCACTTGAAAGTCACTATATAAATGAGGATTGTGTGCCTTGTGTATAGCAAGACCTAAATCACGAACTTGATTACGTTCTGCTTGTGTTGTTGCTGCACGACGACCTTGATCGTACAGTGCCATTTGATGCTGGAATGGTGTATTGTCTACAGACTGTTCAGCGGAAGCAGGAAGATCTTGGTTGGGATTAATAGGAGGAACAATAGTAGAAGCTTGTTTGTAAACAGAAGATTGATCAAAATTAGGATCAAAACGAATTCCTCCACCCTCTGATTTAGGCACTACTACAAAACCACCTTTGCCTGTACGTGGTTGTGGTACTGGTCCTACAAAATCTTGTCCAGGTACAAATTGTGGTTTACCGTCAACTACTTTGAAAGTACCAGGAGTTCTTTTTCCATATACTGTATTGTCTTTATTTGCTAGTTGTTCTGGGAAAAAGGCATCAAATGCCATTCCTGCTCCCATAGATACAGGCGTGTATAAACCTGTAGAAGCAGCTAGGCCGACAGGTCCTGTAGTAGGTACTCCAATTGCTGCTCCTCCGGCTACAGCTAAACCTCCTGCAGCCATTTCAGTTGCTGTTTTTGCAAGTTGACGATACGGATTTCTACCTTCTTGTGCTGCTTGATATGCTTCAATTCCTCCAATTCCAAGATTCACTGTTGGTCCAAGAAACCTTCCTACTCCTTGTTTTGCCCCTTGTTTTAATACTGTTTTGCCACCTTGTTGCACCATTTGCTTGGGCGCAGAACGAGTAATGATAGCTCCTGGATTGGCTCCACCATAACGTTCCATGCCAAAACCCATGGGATTATAAGAAGAAGTCATGATTATCTTGTCGTAGCGTGAAGGTAAACGTTTGCGCCAATTGCAGTATCAGCGGGGCCAGGTAATGCCTGGATAAATTCAGCACCTGATCGCTCATAGCGATACCGGGCTTGCATTGGATCTTTATAGTTAGGAACATAAAGAATCTGAGCAAGACGATTGGTCTCATACATGTAGACCTCATCCCATAGCTTCAAGGCTTCTTTAATACTGCTTGAACGAATTGTTCGATCAACGTCACCTATGATCCCTTCAACTCTTGTGCTAGGTACTTGGAATGTATCCTCAAACGAAGCGAGTTGAGTTTTCTTTTCGGCTGCATCACAGCGACCAATCTGAAGAATAATCTTGTCATGAAACACTGCATCTGGTACAGAGTTTAAAGATTCTTCTAGACGTGCGTAGTCACCAGCAGGAACACTAACAACGTAGTATCCCAAATGATATCTAGTACGACTTTTATTAAAATCAGATAGTTGCACTGTAAGTCGCCGGTATTTTTTTATTATACTTTGCGTTAATAAAAAAAGCCCCGAAGGGCTTTGTTTAAACTCTAACTAAATCAGCGGCAAAAACAGAATCCCAATCAACACGTTTAATTTGTTTTAATTGATCTAAACTGTGAAATCTTTCACCCGACAATGAAAGTTGTAAGTCTTTAATTTCACGAGCTGTTTTTAAACCAATTCCTTTAATATGGTCAGCAATCATTTGTGCGGTTGCTGAATTTACATTAAGGCGTGTTTCAGGAGGAAATTTGCGAACTTCTTCTTTAGCTGCTGCGTCTTTTACTTGAAGACTTTTAACTTGTTTAGTTGCCTTTTGATCGGGAACAACTTCAGTTTTATAAGCAGTAAATACACGACCGTCCTGATCTTCGATCATAAACCAATCGCCATCGTCCCACTCACTAACAACTTTTACTCGCGCTCCTGTTTTTACGTGCTGATAAAGCATAAGGACCAGATGTAATCTCTGGTCCTATATTACCTTAATTATCAGCTAACAGTGCGGTTAGGCAGATACTGTTCCATGTCGGCGTAAGCTACTGCCGTGTCAGGGCGGATGTAGCAAACTTCAACCAGGATGTAACCTTTACGTCCAGCAGCAACGTCATCAGCATGAATGGAGAAACCACCATTCAATGCAGTTGCGTTAGTAGTTGCTTTGGAATACACCTCGAAAGTGGTGTCGGTAGTTAGCTCTTCATAGAGCCACTCCTTGGTCACAATGCCGGTGATGTTCTGGAAAGGATTAGTACCGTAGCCAGCAGTACCTGCGGGGATGTTGTTAGAAGCAGCAGTTAAGTTTGCACCTTCTACGACACCAGAGGTGCTCACAGGGCCTGCAGGGCCGAAAGCAACAACTTGGGTACCACCAGAGGTCATTAGACCGCTTTCAGCAACGCGACCGTCTCCCCAGCCTTGGGCTACAGAGAGGTTTGTGCGATACACATAAGCAGGGCGGGTGGTATCAGCAGAAACCACCATGCCAGTAATGTCAGTACGTGTGTCATCGTTCCGATAAGGGGAAGGAATGATCACACTGGCGGAAGAAGTATAACCAGTGGTAGTCACAGGGACATAACCACGCAGTTGATAAAACTGCCAACCTGGATTAGCAAGGACAGAAGTAGGGCCACCATTGGAAGCATCGTTGCTTCCACTATCGTTGGTATCGATATTTTTGTACCAACCGTTAAGAGGCTCGTTGAAGTTACCGGGGTAAATCTTCTTAGCAGACAAATAAGCCATTTATTACTCCAAATAAGTTTGAAATTTGTTTATAACAATCAGACGGAACCGTCATCTTGGACGAAGCTGAATGCATTGGTAATGAAATCTTTATTTAAGATCTCAAAGCCAGCATAAAGCTGCCAAATCAGAATGATGAAACGACTGAAGTCATCATTATTGTTGATCAGAACCTGAGCGTTTGGTCCGCCAATACCAACACCAACAGCTTGTGGGCCGAAGAAGAAACCTTGTGCTACTTCTTTAGCAGCGTAGGTAGAACCAGCATCGAAAGAAGCAGTTACGTTCTTGTTGGGGAAGTTGGTTGACTCGAAGAACTTAACGCCTTCAAACTGAACACCAGTAGGCATTACAGGTTCGCCAGCAAGGAAGTAACCTTGACCAGCCTGAGGACCCATGTAGAAGCTGGAGTTGTTAGGCATCATGGGGTTAGCCATGTACATGCCTTGTCCTGCGTTACCGGAGTAACGAGCAATCTCACGGAAGTCAGGATCACGACGCAGGTGAAGCATGAAGGTAGGATCGCAGATACAGCGATACAGACCATCAGCAAACGTAGGAACGTTACGCTTACGTAAATCCTTGACAGTTTCTAACAGGTCAGTGCGGACAGAGAACTGTTGAATTTGATCACCATATTCAGCAACTGTGTAAGAAACACGGCCACTAGAATCTTTCTCTTTACCACCGGCAAAGTAGTAACCACCTTGTGAAGATGAAGCAGCGCCATTAGCTTCTGCTTTAGCAAGTTCGTCAATGAAGACGCGATCACGCCAACGACGATAGTCATCAAGCAGCGTCAAGCTACCGATGGACTGGTGGAACATATTCAGGTTGCCGGTATCAAGCAGCAAACGCTGAGCAGTAATCAGAGTTTCGCGAGCAATCTTAAAAGTAGAAGGCTGGGTAGGATCACCCGGATCTGCAGGGCCAGTATATTCCTTAAGCACCACCAAGACCTTCTCTTTGGTGATGTTACGGCTGTTAGCTGTACCAATCGTTTGATCAGCAATACGCTCACGGCTATCCTTTGTACCAGGGGCTCCCCAGAACTTGTAGCGATCTAATTGCACAGTCTGGCCGGGCTGTGAAGTGAAGTCATGCACTACCACAGGCTCAACAGCCATCTCGCAAACATACGCGGGATGAGGGCGGTATAATTCCGCACCTAAAATCTTGGGAAAATCGTTATCAAGAAACACTTTCTTTTATCCTCCAGATATTCGGAAAATTAAGTAATCGGGTGAAAGATTCGGGCATTCTATTGCCCTATCTAAAGAAAATTTTAGCAGTCTGTAATTTATTAGACTGTTTTAAACATAGCCTTGCATATTAAGGCGTGAGTTTATTGTATTAGATGAACCAGGTAATTCAGGGTCAATTGGTAAACCAGCCATGTTGCCAACGTTAGCTAAACCACCGCCGACTTGACCGCCTAAACCACCAGCACCAAGCATTAAACTAGTTCCTAAAGTACCTCCAACATAAGGAGCTATTTTAGATGCACTGGCAGCAATACGTGCATAATCTTCTACATCTTTTGCTGAGTTAATAACACCAGCTTGAGACATAGCTTCTCCGGCATCTTTAAAACGTTGTTTAGTTGCTTTAGGAGAATAATATCTAGCTAAACTAGGAACTGCACGAGCTGCAGCAGCACCAACAACACCAGCACCTAAAGACTCTAAGCCCATTCGAGCAGGTGATTCATAACGTGCTTCGCCAGAACTAATGTTCCCTAGTGTGGCTAAACCAGCGGCCCCAAGACCGCCAGTTGCCATCAATGCTACAGGTTTTTCTAATAACTCTTTTGCGTATTTACCTGCAAGCTGTCTCATGAATCACTCCATAACAAACAGTTTGTTTGCCATAACGCGAGGATCTGCTTGGTTCATAATGCGCCAAGCTTGGCTGGGATCGACATCCATTTGCTGTTTAAAAGCACCCCAGAAATCTTGGGGTTGCTGAGGAGCTTCAGCTGCTGGGGGAGCAGGAAGACCAGCAATGTTCATGCCTTGCTGCTGTTGAATAGGAGCAGTGGGATAACCACGAGTTTCAAGCTCTTGCTCAGATTCATACACAGGGCATGGACCTTCAGGACCGAAATACTTCAACGTGTAATCTGACAGGACGTCAGGATTAGTTAAAATTTCGTTATAAGCAAGGTTCTCTTGGTGCTCACGTACCGAGAAATTAGCGTATCCTTTAAGTGTCTTTGTTGCCTGTTGTCCCCAAGAAACAGCACTATCGAGCATCCCTTCTAGGTTTAGGGCGTACTGATTTAGAATCGCTGGAGCCTCTACTCCGTAGTTTGCTACTACCATCCGGCTTTCCGGACTCCAGTTCAGTAGATTCGCTACGTCCTCTAAGGAGTTGATCGAGGAAGTTTGGGAAGAGCTGGGCGATGAGGTCTGGTTTGTTTGCCAGGTCGGCTGAGCCGATGGTGCCGAGGTCTGTGCCGGGGCTTGTGTTACTCCGTAATTGGCCGGACTGTACTGAGTCGGCTGTGATGGTTGACCCTGGAATGGGGATTGCACCGGACTTCCCAACAGGTTGACTACCCTGTTGAATGCCGATTCCCATGGATTCCCCTGGGGTGCCACCGATTCCTGGGATTGGGGGGCGGATACTGACGGGGCGGGTTGGTAACTGGTAAGTCCCTGAGGTGCGGCCTGGGGTACTGCCTGGGGGTAATACGTTCCCACTTGGGTCGGAGCCACTTGGGTCGGAGCTGCCGGTGCTGCCGGTGCTGCCGCCACGTAACTGCTCGGAGCCACTGCTGCTTGTGGGCTCATCTGTGGGATCGATTGGACGGTAGCGTCCTGCATAGCTCATCTCCTTTTGTAATGCTTCTAAGGTTCGATACAGATATGGAGTTAAGTCCAAACGTGGATCTGCCGCCATGGGTAAATCCGGTGCTTGTGGGTGAGGGGTCTGCATCATTCCCCCCACTAAACGAGAAAACTGGGAATAAGCTCCCTGTAATTCGTTGACCATCCTGAACGGGAAGCCCGAAAGCATTTCCGCTCTTTCCTCATCAGTTTTTGATGGGAAAAGATATTTCAGTGCCTCTATGCTATCAACTCCTAATTCTTGTAAGTTTCTTACAACAATTGAATTGTTCAGGATGTCTTGTGTTGAATCCTCATAAACAGGACCAAGCCAACGCCAAAGCATTGTGATATCCCCATCTGGAATTAAACCTTTAACACCAGGAGGTACCATTTGCGCTTGAACACAAGCCATCATAAGCTTTTTCATTTGTGCGTCAAATGCAGCTAAAGCTTGCTTATACATTAATTGTTCTTCTGGAGAAGCATCTTCTGCTGGTTGAACAGGTTTTTCAAATTTGGCTGCAGCTGCCAAAGTATTTTTAAACAACTGTTCTTCTTGATAAATAATTAATTCAAGGCAACGAGATAGACCATGCGTATAAATTGCATTTGCTTTTTTCTTAGACGTTGCAGATACACGTCCAAATAATGATTTATATTCAGTAGCAGTAACACCTGCACTAATTGAAAGCTCATCTACGCCACCTAAAGATGTACGTATTTCTTCTCTGTACTGACGAACAAAAGCATTTTGGTCACCAGAAATTGCATCGGGAACAATATAACCAACACGATCATTAGGTTCTAAATTTGCAATGACTCGTGGAACTCTGATTTGACCATCAACACCTCGACTAACCGGATCTTGTTTAAAAGTAGAACGACTTAAATTTGCTGGGCTTGTAAAACCGGAGTTAGCTGCAATTGACGGCCGTTGTGCACCACCATCACCACCCGACTCCATTAAGTCAGTTTTAGGTCTAGATGACAGTAATGTTGGATTACCAAAGAACTGTAAGTTCTTTCGCATGTTATGCACAAGACTATCGTGAATAACAATGTGATTGGCTAACGCATCAAACTCACCACTACCTTCCATTGAAAACCCTTTCGGGTTATTAAAGATTTCAACGCAAGGAATAAACTGTAAAGTATTTGGAAATTTTTCAGTCTTACCTGGCATTTGAATATTGACATTATCAAAAGACATTTCGCCTTCTGAATGTGTCTCTTCAATTGTGTTAGCTTTAATTGATAAACGAATATAACGTTTTTGACCAGGGGTTTGGTTTGGATCGCCTGTTAAATTGTATGTTCCAATATCTTGAAAACCAGAATTTGGTTTTTTAACTTTATAGCTATAGATGATAACAACTTCTTCTAGTTCACCATCAACGTTATAGTAAGAGCGATACTCGTGACTACGAAAATAATAAAGACGATAATTGTTTTCTGTTGGTCTTATATAAAATAAACCTTTTCCATCACATAAAAAATAATCCCAAATCGAGTCGAGACGTGTATCTAGTTTGTTGTATTTGACAACTTTATCAATAAAGTCTTTGCGCTGATTACCAAAGTTATCTTGAGAGGGGAAAAACTCAACTCCTTGGCGTACGCCAAAAAGTTTCATTTGAGCAATATGTGACGCAACAATACCCGTATCAATACCTGCCCCACCATCTCGCTCTACGTAAGCATCAATGATTTCTTTAAGACGAGACTTAGCGTCAGCCATTTACCTATTTACTGCCCTTTTGTTTATACATCCTAGCAGAATTATTTAAGTGCAGGAACGTAGTCAGTTGCCTTCATTAGGCCAATAGGATGCTCATCGTAATTTAAAAATAACTCATCTCCTTCTTTGATGTCTTTAGTTGTATAAACCACATATTGATTAATGATTTCATTTAAAACAGGCCTTAAATTACACTTGTCGTAAGAATGGTTTACGAAAGGAGCTAAACTATTTTTGTTAACCCGCCACCACATTTCATGTTCATGCCACCAACACATTAAATAAATAGGCATGTTTTTAGGAATATAACTTTCTGCAAAAACACCTACTCCATGAACAGGTGATTTTTTTACTTTTACCTTCATTTTTATTTTTTATCTTTGTAAAGCCTAGCAGCTTTGCCTGCTTTTTTAGCCTTGTCTGTATTGGCAACAAATTGTTTTCCTTTACGAGAACCTGCTCGTTTTTTGCGATCTGTGTCCTCTCTTTCTTCTTTAGAAAGTTTGGCCCATGCTTTTTTAGGAAGGTAACGTTTGGTTGTACCGTCTTTTTGAATTGCTTTGTCAGCCATTGTTATTAACCAAAATTCCAGCTTAAATGTATTCCTTGCATAGGATTGGAATAATTAGGAGCTGATACAGGATTTGATGCAAGCAATGTTGAATAATCTGTAAACGATTGATCACCTTTGTTTCGATTAAGAAGTTCATCAATTGTTTGTTGTTTATATTCAGTTTGTTTATTAAGTGTATCAACTAATCCTTTTACGTCATCAATAAATTTAAGAGGGTTTGTAAGTGCATCAAAATAATTTTTTTGAGGATTACTTAAATCTGCTTGTGCAATAAATTGTGGTTCTTGTTGCGATCCTTCAAAAGCTTGGGGTATCATTGGTGCAAACAAATCCATATCTTCATCGTATTTCACGGGAATAGATTTTAAGTCTGAAGCATCTTTAATACTTGGTGCAGTACTCTCATCAAAAGGTGTCATATTTGGTGATGATGCTAAAAGATCACTAAAAGCTGAAGGAGAATCAAAATCATAAGTAAGATTAATTCCTGTGTTTTCTGCAACTTGGGGAAAACTATCAGATAAATAAGGAGCAATATCAACCCCTTGTTTCATATTAATTTTGGTTAAAAGGTTTTCAGCTTTATCTAACTTTCCTTTCCCTAAAAGTTTTTCAAAACGTTTAGCTAATTTTTTAGATTTTTTTTGTCGTTGAGGAGGTGCTTGTTCATAACTTCCTTGATTATTTTCAAAATTATCTATTTGTGAACTAACATCGTCAAAAGCTTTACTAAGGTCTTTATAGTATTGGTTTGCTTCTTTGTCTGCTTTTTTATTCTCACTATTAGGTTTCATTTGATACGCAAAACCTGTCACCATTAAATTATCATCTGCATCTTTTAAATTTTTCTTTAAATCTTTTTGTAGCTCAAGAAGCTGTTCAAATGCAGATGAATTAGACATTATTTTTTGTCCATGTATTTACCAGCAAGCTTATCAAGTTTTTTGGCTTGCCCAGCATGCATTTTAGCACTGCCTTTTAATTGTTTTGAAATTTTTTGTAAGTCCTTTTTGGCTTGTTTCATGATTTGTTCTCCTTAGCTTTCTTGGCTGCAGTAGCAGCTTTCTTACCTTTTTCATATTGGTCTTTAGTCTGCCAATCTTCTTTACCCCATTTCTTAAGATCTTTTTGTTTACTAGACTTACCACCTTTATAACCACCGCCTTTCTTTTTATATTCAGCCGCAACCATCTGTGCTTTACGTGCAGACCACTGACCTGGCTTGCCTCCTTTACTGCCAGATGTAATGCGCTTTTTAATTGATTCGCGCAGTCCTGGTTTTGTATATTTGGAATCGTCTTGTGCCATTAGCTTACAAATTTATTTTGGAATCCCATTGGGGGTACAAAAGCTTGTCGCATTGGTACAGGTGTCATGCCTCCACCAGCAGCTAAAGGTAAGGGAATAAACGGTACATTTTCTTCTGGAATATATTCACCAGGAAGATAAGGCTGTTTATAAGGACTTTGTCCCCCTGGAATTTCAAAGCTAGGTGTAGCAGTTCTATAAAGAAAATTTTGAATATTACCTGGAGCACCAGGAATATTTAAGCCTCCGCCATAACGAGGCGTGCGGTAAAAAGGATTTTCAAAATCTGATAACTCTGGCATACGAGGATTACCATATATGTCTGTAGGATAAGCCTGCCGATCCGTTAACATCCCACGTCCAGGATAGTAAGTTCTAGGTATTTCATCCATTACTATTGGTGGGCCTTGTGGTTCTGGCATAAACATTAGATACCTCGGGTTGAAACGTTACTAAAACCTGCTCCTTTACTACCAGGTCCTAAGAAAGATGCTGGCGCTGTATTTCTAGGAGATCGCGGTGACCTAATATCACCTTCTGAGGTATACATAAACTCCTCGTCAAATTTCTTTTTTCCTTTTGGAGGAATTTGACTCATATATTTATAAGCTAATTCCATGGCTTAAAAACTTTTTAATTATTCTAGCTGTTCATAACCCGATTCACCGTTAAGACGTTTAATAATAATTCCGTCTCCTTTAATGTTCCAAGTAAGAAGTGTATCAACTTCCCAGCCTAGTGTTTCAATTAAGTCTTCAGGCAAAGTTACAAAAAGCTCACCGTCTTCATGTTCTTCAAGCTCTATAAAGTAACTCATTTGGAAAGGATCTTTTCCACAAGTTTATCAAGCTTAGTGTTAATTTCACTAAATTCATCATTCATTCTTTCCATCTCTCTTATGTAATCTTGTTTTAAAACATATTCAAGAGGTAAGCGGTCAATGCGATCTTCTAATGTACGCATTCGACCAAAGACTTTTCCAACAAACCAGCCTCCACCAGAGACTACCGCGATACCTAAAGCTACAAGTTGTTCCATTAGTAATCCAGTTGAAGTTTTCCTTTGCGTGTTAACCCTGTAACAAGCCAAACCAGAGCATCTACACAATCGTCATGAGAACTAACACCAAAATTAGTAAGCTCTTCAAACATTGTTGTAAAGTTTCTGTATCTGTTAAAGACTATTTTACGGTCTTCAAACATTCCCATGATGCCTCTAAAGCGTGCCAGTTTATCTGCACGAAAACCTTTAACGGGATGCCAAATTAAATTATAAAGCCCTTCATTATTTAAACATATTCGTTTAAAGTCTGCTTCTAAAGAAGCCTGATACTGCACTGCTTCTGACCAAATATCACAAGTTGAGTATGTTGGGAAATATAAACCATCATCTTGTTGTCCAATAACAGACCAGTCATTTAAAAGCTCTTTTAATGCATCTAATTTTTCTAAGTTACCCATAACACGTAGTCTTCTGTAATCAATAATATGGATTTTGTCTCCTATTCTGCCTCCCAAAACCATAACTGTATAGTCATTTTTTTCTTTAGTACCGGCTGAAAGATCAACCCCTATTCCAAGCGTGTCAAATTCTGTGGCAATTTCAGCTTTTACTAAAAGCTCTGGTGCCAATGAAAGTTCGTTTTGCCTGACAATTTGATTCATGTACTGAAACGAAAAAGCAACAGGAGCTTGCCTCTTCTTTTCTTTCAGGTAGTCTAGAGACCACATGTCAGGCCAATATGACTCTTCTTCGCCGGTCACCTCGTTATTTAAAATGGCAGAAAGAACGAGTTGCATCCAATTATTTTGCGGACAGAACGTGGTCGAATGAATGTCATCATGACGGAAGCGAGTACCAAGACAGATTGCACGACCCCCTTCAAACATCGTCGGTGCGATCACAGCATTCCAGTTATCCTGCATCATCTTACGGATGTCTGGGTTGCCAATATCTGAAGCAGATTTTATGGGGTCATCAATTATCACAAGTTGCGAACGCTTGGAAGTCACAGAGCCTTTAAGACCTGCTGCACACAAAGTAAATTGTTCTTCCCCTGTAACATCAATTCCTGCAAATTTATGATCAATTGACCAATATTCATTACTAGTTACATTCTTTAATAGCTTTACAGTTGGAAAAACTTCTTGATATTTTTTTGATTCAATAATTCTTTTAATTGTTGCAGATTTAGAACGTGCAATATCAACCGTATAACTAAGATATAAAATCTGCAAAGGTTTTTTTGCTTGTGTATGAATACCAATAGCCCAAGCAGTAAACAAACCCAGTACAGTTGATTTAGCAGACCCTCTTGGACCTAGTAAATCAATGTTTGGTCCAGCAATTTTTAGCAAACAAGAACTGTCGTTATTTGTTACTAATTGACGATTCCATTCTTTATGATGTTCTGCTGGTGGTTTGTCAGCTACATACTCACAAAAGTAACCAAAGTCTTCTCGTGCTTTTTCAAAGAATTCTTCTTTATCAGTCTTGCGTACTTTATGTTTTTTAGCGGCAGCTTGAGCATTCCGCCTATAAGCAAGATGACGATGAGAAGGCACTATTTAAATAACTACTATTTAAATAGTAGCTTACTTTTTGTCTTCTTTCTTATCTTTGAATTTTTTAGCTGCTTTAGCTGCTTTTAATCCTTTTTCAGCTGACTCTTCTGCCTCTTTGCCTTCTTTGGATTCGTTCTTTTTTTTGAAGTGCTCCAATAGCTGGGGAGGCATTTTCTTTTTAGACATCGTCTTCTTCTTGTTCTGCAGTGGGTGGTTGTTGGTTCAAAAGATTTTGAAACGGCTGTGGTCCAGGTCCTTGTGTGTTTTCTGGGGATTCATTCATTAAATCTTGAAAAGCCTCTTCATCCGCTTGTTTTGGAGGTTGTGAAGGAAGATCAGGACTGTATTTACGATTAGTAGCAATCTTATTAAGAATACTCTCAACAGATTGTTTTGTAAAAGGTTGTACGTTTTCTTCCATAATATTAATCTTCAAATTGCATTCTAGCCCACACACTCATTGAAGCTTCTTGTAAAGGTCCTTCAATAGGATCATCTTTAAAAATAGAAGCTAATTCACGTAGTGCGCGATCAGCACCAGCCATTAACAGCCCTTTACGGTCACGAGAAGAAATAAAAGAATCAACCTGGGAGATAGTTCCACGGAGTTCTTTTTGCATAGCAGCAATGCGAGCAACACCGACATCTCGTTTGATCGCATAATTTTCAATATCCATTCTTAACTTTCTAATGTCTTCTTGCATCTCTTCAATCTCATTTAATAAAACTTTGAGATGATCTGGTTTTGAAAAATTATCTTTTAACCACAAATCAACAGCAGCAATACTGCTGCTATAGCCTAAAAATTTTGCATATAAATATACTTGGATAGCAGAAAAAGTTTCTTCTGCAAAAGAACAAAAAGATTCTTTGGTTGCACTGTCTAAGTTATCAACCCAATGGTCAAAAACTTTTACGTCAATATCAGA